GCTATCGCTGCTGCTATTGCAGTAGCAGGTGGTATCAAGAATGTGAGGGAGATTGCAAAAACAAAAGTCCCAGGAGGTGGTGGTGCATCTGCTCCTTCTATTTCGGCTGCTGCTCCTGCTAGTGTTCAGCAAGTTCCTACAATTGGAGAAAGCCCGATCACGGCACTAGGGGCTGCTATGACTCCTGCACAACCTTTGAGGGCTTATGTGGTCGAGAGTGAAGTGACAGGATCTCAGAAGAGGGTAGCCGATATTGAACGAAGGGCAGGATTTTAATACTTACAATTATGGATAAGAAACTACCACTATATGAAATGATGATAGGGGATACTATTGAAGGTGAAGAAGAAGTTGACTTCATAGCCCTAGTAGAATACCCTGCAATTCAGAAAAACTTCCTAGCCTTTTCTCAGCAGTTTGTAGAACCTAGTCAAGGTGAAAGCAAAGAAGACTTCCTTCCTAGATGTATTGAGTATGTGATCAATGAAGGTAAGGAATCAGAGCAGGCAGTAGCTATCTGCTCAAATCTATGGGAAGGTAGATTTCAAGAAGATTCATACAATGACTACCCACAAAGTGCAAAGGATAATGCAGAACGGGGAATCCGTTTGAATGAAGAAATAGGGAATAGATGTGCTACTCAGGTAGGGAAAGTTCGTGCTACTCAAATCATGAATGGTGAGAACCTTTCTAGGGAGACCATAAAAAGAACTTACTCCTACCTTAGCAGGGCTGCGGAATACTATAACCCTGAAGATACAGAAGCCTGTGGGACTATATCCTACCTTCTTTGGGGTGGTGAACCAATGCTTAGATGGGCAGAATCTAAGATGAATCAAGAAGATTTCAGATCTGTAGGATTCAACAAATTCAGCATTGAGAATCAAGATCAGAGAATTGTGACAGGTGCTTTGATGATTGCGGATCTACCGATCTACAGAAGGGATGAAGATGAAGAATACTATGTATCCTTTTCTGCTGCTGAGATCAAGAAGATAGTACAGAGATTCTTCAAGAAAGGCTACCAATCAAAGGTAAATGTGGAGCATTCTACCCCTGTAGATGGGGTCTATATGTTTGAATCTTTTATCATTGATCGGGAGAAGGGCATCATGCCTCCTAAGGGCTTTGAAGATATCTCAAATGGCTCATGGTTCGGTAGTTTCAAAGTAGATAACGAGAAGATATGGAACGAAGTGAAGGCAGGTACTTTCAAAGGGTTCTCTGTGGAGGGTTTATTTAGATATGAGAAGACAAATAAGGTGATCACCCAGGAGGAACAGATCATGCAGCAGATCTTCAAAATTCTTAGCCAAATTGAACAAAATTAACTTACTAAATATTTACAATTATGAACGCAAAAGAAGCACTAGTAGAAATCAAAAAACTACTTTTCTCAGAGGCAGAAAAGCAGGCAGCCTTCGCATTGGTTGAAGGTAAGCTAGTAGATGGCACTATGGTAGCCTATGATCTTGAGGCAGGTTCGATCTTTGTGATTGGTGAAGATGGGGCACAAATCCCTGCACCTATTGGAGAGCATCAGCTAGAATCAGGTGAAATAGTAGTAGTCCTTGAAGAAGGTAAAATTGCAGAAGTAAAGAAGGCAGAAGAAGAAGCTAAAATCGAAGTAGAGATTGAGGCATCTGCTGAAGAAGTACCTGTAGAAGAACCTAAGAAGGATGAAGCAATGGCTAAAGTAGAACAGGCTATGGGTGACCTTGAAAAAAAGGTAGAAGAATTGGTTGCAAAAGTTAAGGCAATGGAAGAAAAAGCAGGTAGCGTAGAGGAAGCGGTGAAGATGTCCGCAGTAGTCCTTGAGTCTCTTGCAAAAGAACCAAGTGATAAAGCAATCACAGCCCCTAATCAATTTGCAAAGCAGTTGAAAGTAGAAAAAGTAGACAGGTATAACAGCCTTCAAAACGCATTTCAAAAATTAAAACAAAAATAAAATGGCACTAGATTTATCAGGTTTAACAAACTATGTAAAAGAGAACGAATTGCAGTTGACTTCTGCTGCTATCTTCTCAGCAAAAACTGCTTCTTTGATCGAAGCACTAGGTAATGTTCAGGTGGGTGTGAAATCCGCTGAGACTATTAACATCATGACTACTGATGCAGTATTCCAAGCAGGTGGAACTTGTGGTTTCAACTCAAGCGGAACTACTACTATCACTCAGAGAACCATCACTGTAGGAAAGATTAAAATTCAGGAATCAATTTGCCCTAAGGCATTTGAAGCTAAGTACACTCAGAAGGCTTTGAGAGAAGGTTCTACCTATGACTACATGGCTTATGGTGCAGAATACTCTGCTCAGAAAGTTGAGAGAATTGGCGCAGCCCTTGAAACTGCTATTTGGCAGGGAGATACTACTTCAGGTACTGCTAACCTTAACAAGTTCAATGGCTTTGCTACTATCATCAATGCTCTAGGTTTTGGTGGTGCAGGTGATCCAATCAATGGAAACTCTGCCAATGTTACTACATTGACTACTTCTACTGTGATTGCTGCTGTTGATGCGGTATTTGCTGCCCTTCCTGCTGAACTATTGGACAAGTCTGATGTAGTTATCTTTGCAGGTAATGACACATTCCGTGAGTATGTTCTAGCTTTGAGAAACGCTAACCTATTCCACTATCCTGTAGATGCAGCGAACATGGAGTTGATCATCCCAGGTACAAATGTGAAGTTGATTGGTGTGAACGGATTGAATGGCACAGATTACCTAGTAGGTTTGTCAATGTCAAATATGTACCTAGGTACTGACCTTTTGAATGAGCAGGATCGCTTTGAGTTATTCTATGCTAAGGAAGCAGATGAAATGAGATTCGTAGTAGAATTCAAAATGGGTGTTCAGGTAGCATTCCCTGACCAAGTAGTGTTTTGGAAGAAGTATGTTGCTCCTTAAATAAAAAAATTGGGGAAGATGGTGGCGTCTTCCCCTTCACTTTATAAATAAAATATAAATATGCCTTGTGCCTTAACTCAGAGTTACACACTAGACTGCAAAGACAGTGTAGGTGGTTTGACAGCAGTATACTTTGCACCTTATGAAGATTTGGCTACAGTAACCATAGCAGCAGGAGTAGTAACTACCTTGACTATGGATGCAACCAAGAGATTCTACAAGTATGATCTTGTGAAAGAATCTTCAAACTTTGCTGAGGCTGTCAATACGAATGTGCAGAATGGTACTATTTTCTATGCCCAAACACTCGAAATTATTCTTAACAAATTGCAAGTCAACACTCGAAATGAAATAGTTCTTTTGGGAAAAAATAGACTTGCTGTAATTGCGACAGACAATAATGGAGAAAATTGGTTTTTGGGAATAGGTAATGGTTTGGATTTAACAGGTGGAGGAAGTGCTTCAGGTACTGCCTTCGGTGATAGATCAGGATATACTTTGACCTTCACAGGTAATGAGAAAGAACTCTGTCCAAAAGTGACAGCAGTCATTCCAATTACCTAAATATTTGGTTTGTTGTTTAGATGTGAAAGCACCCTCAATTTTGGGGGTGTTTTTTTTGTGTACATTCTAAAGGCTTTTTGTATTTAAAGGTATGGTGATAATTCAGAAGGGGGTGAATAGTGTGATCTACATAGCCCTATTTGACAAAAGAGAAACTAGCAGCAATTCCTACACCTTTCTATTTCAGAATGAAGTGACAAAGGAAGAAGTGACCTTGACCCTTACAGATGTGAGTGATTTCAAGCAGAGATCTTCAGAGTTCAATATCTTGGCAGCATCTTTCACTAATGGGACTGTGGGCTTTTGGAGGTACTATGTAACCCAAACGGGTAGCGGTGCTGAGATTATTGCTACAGGAAAAATGGAATTGACTGCACCTGATCTATCTACTACAGGAGTGGTGAGATACAACGGGTACAATGGTAATTATAAGACCTATACAACAGCATGATAAAATTATTCAAGTTTGATCAAGTGCCTCTGCCCGTTTACAAAGAAGTTAAGGGGAAGGACTACATCTACTACGGGGAAAAGAATGACTACCCGAACTACCTACTTCGGATCTATAACAATAGCGCAAAGAATAACGCTATCATCACGGGCAAGGTAGACTACATCTGTGGCAATGGGTGGACTGTCAAGGCTGAAGATGAAATGCAGAAGGCGAAGGCATTCGGCTTGATTGATCGGATCAACACCAAGCAGGAAAGCCTAAACGAATTGACAAAGAAGCTAGTGACTGATCTATCCATCTTTGGAGGCTACTACCTTCAGGTGATATGGACAAAGGGCACGGGTGAGATAGCAGAACTCTATCATGTAGACTACTACAAGGTGAGAACAAATGCAGACAATAGTGAATTCTATGTGTCTGACAATTGGATCAAGAATGACAATGTCAACCCTAGACCTGATTTTGATACCTACCCTGCCTTTGATCCTAACAATACTACAGGTACACAGATC